CCTGTGTCCACATAAGTTTCGGTCTCATCAATATCTGCTGCGAGTTTGGTATAGTCATCACCAATCTCTTTTACAATATCTTTTAAAAAATCCATTATCCAAAAAATAGTTCAAGGTTTACAGTTTTTTCGACAGACCATCCAATAGAATCCAAGATAGACTTGAGTGGTTCTACAAAACTCTTTTCAAATTGTAGTTCATAGTCAATGTACTTGTCAAGACCGAGTTCTGTAGGGAAGTCTTGAATAAATGAAATTACATTCTCTTGAATGATATTTGGTTTCTTGAGATAAAGAAACTTAATCTTTTCACCATTATTGATTAAAGAATACTTATTATCAAGTTTCTTTTGTTTAATGTAGTGATTAAAAAGAAGTGCTCCACGACAATGAATGGGAGTACCTTTAGTATAAATGTCAGAGTGAGACTTGTACTTTACAACATCAGATACTGAACGTGGAAATGCAATCTCTTCTGGAGGTAGTGTCTTAAACTTTTTGCGACATTCATCAATAAAGTCAATCACATCTTCTTCCGTACCACTCATCATCAGTTTAAGACCATCCTTAATCATCTGACGACAAGGTGCTGGAGTGGAGGACTTGACTGCCTCAATTCCCATCATCTTTAGTTTGGGTTCATTGTACTGAACACCTTCACTATTCCATACGTTGAGAATATAACGTTTCTTTGCAGTCCAAATACCACGTTCTGCAATGTTCTCACGTTTCATAATCATCTTCTGTTCATATGCCTGAACGTAGTCCGCAAGTTCCGTATAAGATTGTTCGATGAATGGTTCCAACTTGTCTTGACAGATCTTATCAAGTAACTGAACAATCTTTGTTTTATCGTCAGACTTATTACTAAGAAATTTATCAACAAGAGGTCCCATATTAAGATAGATTGAGTCAGTGTCAGATGCGATGACATAATCGACTTCCTCAGTTTGTAAAATCTTATTTAGAAATCCATTCATCTTGTTCTCAATCCAACGAATGGAAACCTGACCCGAGAGAGTAATTGCTTCAGCATTTGCAAGTTTATAATACCTAAAATACTGATTACCAATGGCACCATAAGCAGAGTTGAGTTGAATCTTTCGTGCCATCTGGATGTTGTTGCACCGTGCAATTTCTTTCTCCAGTGACTTCGTTGGAGTTTTTTCATAATCTTGTTTTCGGCAAGCATCTTCTTTTTATAGATAGTTCGATCTTTATAGATCTTTTCCATCAACTCAGGCAGAATACCTTTTACTCTACGATAAAGTGCCCCGTTTGCTGTTATAGTAAGATTAACCTTTCTCAAAGGATCTAAATCTAAATCTTGATTAAGAAGTTTATCTACATTAACTTTATTGGAAAGTTCCCTCACCCTCTTAAGTGCATCAAGTTCTTCTGCAATTTCCTCACGGGACATTTTACGAACATCTTTCCACATATTATTGCTCATAAGATTTTAGTGATTTTTTAATACCAAACTCTTTTAATCTTTGTTTAATCAATACTTCACTACAATTATAATGTCCGGCAATTTGCTTCCTCGTTTTATTTTCAATAAGATACAATTTTCTTAATTCCTCACTTTCAATTTTATAAGTTCTTTTTTGCCTCATAGTCTCTCTATACCTTTTTCTGGTATTTTCACTCATAGGATAAGATTTACCCTTTACTCTACCTCCACTTTTTTTTGAAATATTATAGAGAGTTCCACCTTCACTTATTAACTTATATTTTTCAATAAGTTCTTCTTCCAAGTCCAAACATTCTTTTTTTGTTCCTTCAAAAATTTTTTCAACAAACGGTTCTCTCCCAGACAAAAAAATAGATTTTATTTTACCATAAAAAGAAGGATAATTTGCATCGTATGGCATATAAGAACTTGGTTTCAAATGAGACCACATTCTATATCCTTGTCCCATACCAACATAAAAAACTTCATTACCATCTTTATACTGATAAACATACATAGGATACTTCTTTTTCATTTATAAACTACCTATATCCTATTTATATTATAACATACTTTCAAGTTCTGCAATTCTCCTATTAATGTCATCTCTACTCACAAGAGTTTCTGGGGATATTGAGTACTGCATAATTAAATGTGGATAAAGAGAATTTAAATCAAAACTTACAACATAATCATACTTTCCCGGAATCGGTTCCTTGACATAGGCACCTGCGTACTTGGAATCTTTGTCTGAACGTTCTTTAGGTGGGATCACAATATCTCTTTTTTTGAGATAGTTGTAAATAATCGCATCCCACATACGAACCTGAAAGAACACATCATTATAGTTTACCTTGGCGTCATATGCCATAGTAATTGCAAGTTCAATCAGTTTCATCTTGTCTTCCATTCGGTCAACAAGTTCCACGTCAATGATGTTATATTCTACAAACTTTTGCCACCCGTTTGTATAAAAATCCTTAAAAGTGTCAAACTCGGAGTGATCAAGTTTTTTCTGTCCAAGTTCTACACTGGCTATGTAGTCTAGACGATACGATTCTTGTGCTTTATATGTAAACTTCTTATACAATGTTAGATAATCAAGTTGAGTAATGCCACCAACATCATATGAAATCTGTTTACGACCCATCACAACAGTCTCACGTTCAGTCACCAATCCCCAAGGTGACATACGTTTCATCAACTTCTCCCCAAGAATACGATCAATACGACGAACAAGGTATGGAATATCATACAACTCACTATTCCAACCAGTGACAACCTCGGGTGTATTTTCCTCAATCATCCACCAATTAATGAAATCTGTCAGAAGTTCATACTCAGTACGAAAACCTTTATAAAGAACATTTGCTTGTTTATTATCAAATGGACCACGACCCCAGGTGCGAATCTGCTTTGTCGCATAATCCTGAATTGTAATCAACAAAACTTCTTCGGCAGCAGATTCTACATCAGGGAAACCATTTTCCGATGCAACCTCAATATCGAGAGTAGAAATCTTAATCTTATTAGTATCAAACTTAATCTCTTCCTCAGGATACATCTCAGAAATATACTGACAGATGTATCGATCATTCCCATAGATTTTAAAGTTTTCTACACCCTCATACTTTTTAATAAAGTCTCTACACTCACGAACGCATCCAGGTTGAACAGATTCAACATTTTCACCCTCAAGAGTTTTGTACTTTGTTTTCTTATTTGAAGGAACAAAAAGAGTCGGATAAAACTTCTCACGGGTTGCAAAATGTTTTCCATTTTCATAACCACGTACCAAGAAGTGATCTCCGACCATTTGTACGTTTGTGTAAAACCGCATCAGTTAATTTTTTCCAAGTATTTTTCAAGTAATTCCGAATTAGGATCGGCAATAGTAATAATTTTATCAGAACTGATCATAAATTCAACTTGATCAGTATTATCCATCATCCAAGGGCAAAGATTGTGCCCTTCCCAGATTTCGTGCGGTTTAATGAGTTTGCAATCTGGTTGGCCAATATCAGCACCAACCTCAACAATTTCACTAATCAGTCTTTCACTGTTCGTCAGTAGAATCAGTTTGATCGTCTTGTCCATTAATCATCTCCTCATAAAGTTTTTCAATTTCTTTGGCAGGACTTACAACAGTCACAAGCCAATCATATCTCACAGGAATTTCCTTATCCATAGTAAGTGGAATCCAAGGAGAAAATGACACATTCATTTGACCCTCATCTTCATCCGTTGTGGGTTCTTCCGTCAAAAATCCATATCTGGGAGCAAGATTTACTGCATAAGGATTTTTAAATAGATAACCACAAATTTTTTCTTCTTGAACTAGTTCTTTAATATCAGCAATAACTGATTCTCCAGATTTTAATAATGCAATCTTAATCGACATTTTTAATTTACCTCTCAAGTCATTATAACACAAAAAAATCGGGGTGTCTATGGATTTTGCCATAGAACCCCGTGCGGCGACGATACCTAATATTTAGTTTTCAGGAAGTGTTATGATAGTGTTGGTGCGAGAACTGCCCAACTAAAAAGAGATGATACGGTTCCTAACAGAAGAGTGGCGGCTGTGAAGTTCATAAGTCGTCCTCCAAGTTACATAATTATATAGAAAACTGTATCACTATGATACAAAACTCTGTATCAACCACAACAAAAATATAAAGAAAATGTTAGGATTTACAAATAATCTTTTCTTTGGTGGTGCTCTGGGACGATTTTTCCTAAAACAATACTCAGTAACCCATCCTCAAATACAACTGATCTAACTTCCGTTTCATCTGAGAGGGTCCAAGATCTGGTGAAAGATCTCTGAGCCACTCCTCTGTGGATATAATCGGTTCCAGTTTCTTTGTCCTCTTTTTGTCCTTCGACAAAGAGTTTACCGTCTTGAGTGTAGACATTGACTTCTGCTTTTTTAAATCCTGCTAGTGCGAGTTCTAGTCTCGATTCTACGTTGCTGACCGTGACTAGATTGTATGGAGGATAATTTGTCGTTGTTTCGTGGAGTCTAAACAGACGATCAAAGTATTCATCCATACCGATGCTATTTCTATTTATACGGTCTAGCAACTGATCTAAGTTGGCAGCGTTATACTTCATTAAGTTAGTCATTTGTAGCTCTCCTAAAAAGCGAGATTGCGTTGTGTGGACCCCGAAGGCATCCATAAGTATATATTAGCATAAGACATAAAAAAGGGGGTGTGGACCCCCGTATCTTTTTATTCGGTTTTCATTACTTTAAAAGACCATGAGAATATTTGT